CCCGCCACATCGTTGTCCGGCACGATGATGACTTGCGCTCCGGCAAAGTATTCGGTGATGGCGGCTGGCCATGATCCTGCGCCAGTGTGCGCGGTGGTGGCGATCATGCCGATTGACTTGATCGCATCCGCTGCCTTCTCGCCCTCTACCAAGAAGACATTGCGCCCCGCTGTCTTCGCGTCCAGCAGCGCGGGTAAGTTGTAGGGGACTATGCGTGCGTCTCCAAGCGTTGGGTGCTTGCGGCCATCAGCGTCAACCTTGTACAGCCGATAGGTCTTGCCTGTCTCGCCAATCTTGTACCGCTGCTTAACGAACACTGTCTGACGGTCCTCATCCTGATACGCCCATTCCTGTTCCAGTATGTTGCGCGGAATGGGTCTGATGTTGGCCAAGGGATCGGGCTTGTCCAAGAGTTCCGGCAGCAGATTGAGTGCTCTGATGGTGTGGAAGACATCCTCTTGGCTGCAACCACCGTGACAGTGGAATAAGGGCTTGCCATCGTCATTGATGTTGATGCTGAGTGATGGATTCTTGTCGCCATTGCCTTTGCCGTGACTCGGTACAGGGCAACTGGCCACCCATTGACCGTTTGCTTTCTTCGCGTTGCCCAGCGTCTTGGCTATTTGTTCTGCTTGCATTTAGCTGCCATTTTTTTGAGGAAAAAAAAGCCTGGGGTTTTACGCCCAGGCACTTACTGACTAAAGGTTAAAACATCTCGTCATCAGCCACTGCTGCGGCCATCACGGTCTTTGCTGGCGCTGGCGCTGCAACTGGTGCGGCAGCCGGTGCGCTGAATGGCGCAGAGTGATCAGCACCTTCAGCGTCCATGCCAGCCGGACGATCAATCCAACTGATGATGTTGAACGCTGGAATGCGTGTCGTGCCCTTGCCGATCTTTTCCAGCTTGCTGCCGGTGTACTCCAGCACAGGCAACTTGCCGCTGTTGGCGGCTTGCTGTGCAGCGCAGGCTGTGTACATGACTTCAAGTCCCATGTTCGGACCTACGCCATTCGATGACCACTCAACAAGTCCGATTTCCTTGTTGTAAAACTTGATGATGAATCCGCGCTTGTGGTCCGGTGTTGGCTGTGCGCCTTTGCGTCCGAGCACTGCATCGGCCTGCCAATCGCGGATACCTACACCGAGTTGCAGCCAGCCGGTTTGCACATCATTGATGTCAAACACGATCTTTTTGAGTTGGATTTCCTCGCCAAGATTGTTGGTCCAAGCGTTGGCTTGGGGAGAGAAGCGGATGTAGTTACCAGAGCCGCCATTTGATGAGAGGTTTAGCATTTTGCGTTTTGCTTTCTAAGTTTCAGGGTTTGCATTATTGACTCAACCCGCGATCTCTCGCAAGTGTGAGTCCACTTGATACCTTGACCGATAACTCGTCCAAGATAACTCTTTGATCCTTTGGAAGCAGTTTCTCTGCCGCCGCTGGAGTAATTAGGTTTGTTTCAAAAATCTGTGTTCGGGTAAGTCCTGACTCAGCCAGTTTCATGGCTGCCTTGTCACCGTCAACCCATTTGCGTGTGGGGCGCTTCGGTGCGAGCTGCCAGCCTTGCAACACCATGCCATCCTTTTCCATAGCTTGCATAGCGTGCTCTTCCACCGCCTTGATGAATTTCTCGACCATTGGTGCTTTGTCAAGAATGGCGCTGATCTGATCCGGCGTGAGTGTCTTCATCACCTCCGCGATCTCATCTTTGTTCATCGCGGTGATGTCTGTCTGTGTGGCCACGACATCGAATTGCTGTTTCTGTTTGGGGCAAATGGTTTTTGCGTCACACCACTGGCAGGCTGACTCCGACATATAGAGTGGCGGTTCATCGAGCTGCGTAGCGATCATCGCGGGACGCAGTACCTTCTCTTCCCACTCCCACAACTCTGCTGCTGGCATCACAAGAGTGCGCGGCTCGCCTGAGTGCGGTTGCACAATGGTCAAGTGGAATTCTTTGATCCAATCGCGTGACATTCCCTGCGTGTACGCAAGCGCGTAAATCTTGAGCTGTGTCGAATCCTCTGACACATAGCCCTTGCCAGTCTTGAGATCAGTGACATAGACCTTGCCTGACTGCATGGAGTAACCCACCAGATCAGCAGTGCCACCCACTTGGATGTATTCAGCAGACTGATACTTGACTGGGCGCTCGACATTCATGTGCTCTGTCAAGCCTTCAATATTCCAAATCTCGGTGAGGTAATCCAATGCCATCTGACAATCGTCAGCGTCCAAGATCACGCCTTCAATCTCCTCGCCAATGAATTTCATGGGATCGGTGTCCAACTGGTAGCAAGTCTCGGCCAGCGCGTGAATGGCAGTGCCAAGCTGCGCGGCCTCACCTGATGGGCGTTGCGGTACTTGAGCGCAGAGCTTTACCGAGCCTGGACACGCTATCCACCGTGAGCTTGCCGAGGGTCTTAGTCTTCTTTGTTTGATTGCCATGTGTCTCTTTCCAAATGATGGTCATTGATGATTACCTGATACGCCAACTGCCTCACCTCATGGCTGACAGCGTGACCGAGGTCTTCGGGGTCTAGGATGCGTTTGAGTAGCACCACCTTGTCCTGATTGGCTTTGCGTTGCAACTCCAACTGAGTGCCCAACCAGATGATGTGCTCGCGCATGACTTGTCTCTCTTTATCTTGCATGATGCTTGCCCCAATATGCAATTAAGGCTGCGTCAGCACGGCCATCCCACTTCTTCAACTTGAAGTCGGCCTGATTGTTTGGAAAGAGTTCCATGGCTCTGGCGCGGCTGGCATCCTTGCCCTGTCCACGGCCAACGGCCTTCACCCAAGTGGCCGGTGCGACATAAGTCACTGGCAGTTTGAACGCGGCCAAGATGCCTTCAATCATGCCAAAGCTGCGCCCAAAGCTGAAGACACTTGTCACGCCTTGGCCAGCCATTGCGCTGACCTTTTCCACATAGACATGGGTGTCGTCATTCTTAAAGTTGAATATGATTTCCGCTAACTCAGTCGCTGATACTTGGCGTTTGGCTTTGCCGTTGCGCTCCACCGTCATAGTGGGCATATCAAAGATGGAAATGTTGCGAGCGTCTAAGAGCACCACTACCGCACCGGAGAGGCCAGGGTCGATTCCTATGATGCGGGTCATTTGAATTTCACCAATATTTTTGACCAAATGTATCCACCGCCAACTTTTGCAATGAATTGCAGTGCAACAATTTCTAGCATCAGACCGCCAAAGGCAATTGTTGGAAAGACAATAGAGTCAACCAATGCGCCAGCGGTATTTGATCCATTGACCCGAACCATCCAATCTTTACCTTTGAGATATTGATAGGCTAATGAATCAGCAACCATTGACAAGCTGAATGCCGCCAAAGATGCAAAGGCAATCATTCCTGTTGCTGGATTGATGGCATAAGAAATGATGCTGGCAGTTGCAATCAAGCCACCCATCTTTATGGCTAGTTTGTCACCCTCCCAAAGATCATGCAACTTGTCACGCAATGACAAATCTAATCCAATCAAGACAAAAGCATTGACAAGGCTAAACCACGGTCCAAGCCACGCCACCAAAAGATTGGCGGCAACTAGTGCAGCTATGTAAATTGCTGGATAAATCAAAGTAATACCCCTTGTTCAACTTGATGAAAACCCCATACTGCTGGCGCGTTGTGCGCTTCAATTCTGCTTCTCATTACCTGTGCTCTGGCCTCTTTGGTAGGTGGTGGATAGTTTCCATTCTTCCAATGTTTATCAATGCCGACATTTCGCCCAATATTTGTTGAGTCGGCTGATGTGAAAGGAATCTTTGTAAATATTGCTGGATCAAGCATTCTCAATCCATGTAATTTGCATGATGGGCGGCCTTGATCGTCACATATAACCCTCATAGCCTGACCAATTTTTGACCACCATTTAGAAGTTCCAATAGTTGAATATTCGCCTGAACTTCCAATGCAGACACGAACATATGTGTTCGCTAATTGATCAAGTCTCTCAAGAGATTCGTGCATATGCCAGACTGGTGCGCCAAACCATAACGGCAATGGGTTGTCACGCAACAAGGCATCATTGTCATTCTCAGTGCCATCAATGACATCAGGCAGCACAGCAAAATCGCATGATGGGACTTTCTTTAAATTCAGCGCCCAATCGTAAAAAGGCTGCCAATCGGTGACAGGCTTTCCAGATTTCCATGCGCTAAATGCACCATTGTCAATTGCAAAAGACTGTGCAACCTCAATGGCGGTGGATAGTTGATCTGAATGGGCATAAGAGACAAAAGCATGACCGGCTTGAATTGCGTAATTTGCAACGGTTGCTGGCGTGATCGGTAAGCCGTGATAGTGAATCATTTGACGGCATCCTCCATGGCCTTGTTGAGTACCTGTAGCCGCGCTGAGATCAGCGCATTGGCGGCCTCTTCCAAGCGTATGACGGTGCTGTAAAGTGGCTCTGTCTGACCGTTAACCCAGCGCGAGAGCTGCGCTTGGTCAATCTCTGCGACTCGGCACAAGTCCGACATCCGATAACCGGCTGACTCAATCTTGTGCTTGATGTCGTGTATTGCTTGTTGAGATACTTTCATGTTTACAATGTTAACCATGTTTTGTGGAAAGCGTCAAGTGTACAGGGAAAAAAGGGGATCAGCGAACCGATCCCCAAAAGGCAACTGCGCGAAAGCAGAAACGCGCAGAGACATTGTAGGGTATGAAATACCTGACTAACTTGTAGGTGATTTGACAGATATGCAAATACTGATATGATTTACTTGTCAACAACTTGAAAGGCTTTTATGAACCACACACAACACGCTATGACGGTGGAGAACCACCGCAAGCTCGGCAAACGCGCCGAGGCTGCCTTTGACTACCTGCTGTGCCTCGCCATTGGTGTAGGCTTGGCCGCACTGCTTGTCGCATGGTGGTCATCATGAACAACCCACCAGCATTTCCAACAGGCACAGGGGTTGCGCCATACAACCCTGGCATGACGCTTCG